GGCATCAACGGTTTTGCAGTTCCAAGTGTAGGTAGTCATTATCTATTAGGGTTGAGGTTCAACAACGGGTGCAGGGGCAGTGTCCCAAGCATCTTGCGCCAAGTTGCGGTAGTAAGTACCAACGCCCAAGACCTCATCGGCAGAGGGGTCATTCACTTGCAATACACCACGCCAATACGATGAGGCGATAACTGCGCCATCCTTTACCACATCGGTGGTCTTGCGTACTTCAATCGTGCCATCGGGCTTGATGTTGAAGGCAGAGATATAGATGTTTTCTTCAATCATTTTGTTTAGTTTTATTTATTAAACCTCATAAGTTGCAGTGATATTCATAACACAACCATTTTGCAAATCAACAGCAGGGTTTGATACTGACCCTGCGTCATAAGTATAAATGCGAATCTTATTAGTTAACGGGGTGGCAACACCTGCCCAAACTTTTGATGCTGCATCCATTCCCGTTGCCCAAATTGAAATAGCTCCTTTACTACCAAATAATACAGTAAACGGCAAACCTGTTACTTCAAGTGTGCTTGAAGGGGTTGTAGCAACATTCACTTCAATTCTCATTTGAATTGTCACCAAACGACCTATTTTAGTGTAGGTTCCCGTTTGAGTTGTATATGTTACTGAACCACCACCTAAAACAAAAGCAGGAGTCCAAGTCCCCTCCTCGTAGTCATCAAGGGCGTTGGCTGCTGCGGTGTCACCATTGAAGGTTAGGCCGTTTGCAGTTACCGCAACACGGGTGTCTGCTAAAGTTACGTTGTCAGACCCTGCTGATGAATTTATGCAGAAATTAAGAGTGCCACGAGCCGAGCCATCTGAAGCACGAGCAATGATAGCCGTCTTCATATAGTTTTGGTGGTAACCCATTCCAAGACCAACCCAATTTCCATCCACGTTAAATGATGAACTTGTTAGGCGAAGTTGGAATTTTCCTGCGGCTGCCGTTGAGAAGTTTGCAGTTGAAGCAGGTAAATCATATATTGCGGTACCTCCAACACTCAAAGGCGAAGCAGGCGAAGTCGTGCCGATGCCTACATTGCCCGTAGAGGTGATGCGCAAACGCTCGGTGTCATTTGTTGCGAAATACATATTATCTCCAACAACCGCCATATAATTACTTAAAGCATCTGATGAAGAATTGTCAGCGATAGCAATGTATGCAAGTGCATCGGTTGACTTAAAGTTTGCTACGGCATTTACAGTACCCGATGAAACCGTTAAAGTAGAATCAGCCGTAGTCGTACCAATAGCAGCCGCACCCGTAGACAAAGCAAGAGCCGAGTCATTACCCAAACCATCGCTCAACGCCTTCAGCGTACCGCTTAAAGGCCCGTTGTCCGTTACCTTAATTAAACTATCGTAAGTTGTTGCGGGAGTAGTCCCCGTTAATGTAGTTCCCATTAGTTATCCCAAGTTGTTGTTATCGTTTCCCAAGCAAGAGTCCAAGCCTCCCAAGTGGTCTGCTCAAAGTTTCCGTATAAGTTCGTTTCGGGGTGTCCATAACTCTTGTCGTGGATATATCCCCAAGAAATAGCAGAGGCATTGGCTGCAGCTTGACCCCATCCAATGTCATTGTTTGAAGCCCCTTGACCCCAACCGATTGTGTTATTTACCTCTGCCATTCTTTAGAAATAACTCTAACTTCAATATATTTTCCCTCTTTGGCTTATAGGTCTTCTTATAAAACCCAACCTGATCTTTGCACATCTCGGTCGGGGTAGATGTCTTCGTTGACATTAGTGTTGTATTCAGGATAATCGCTTTGATGAAAAGACATATAGTCCACAAATCGCTGAACATAGTATTCAGCCGTCTTCCTTGATTTCTCAACCAAGTAGTCAACCTCACCCTTCTCTACACTCGTAGAGTTTTCGGAGTTGTGTTTGAATACACCGCCATTGGCGATCGTATAAGCAGCAAAGGGCAAATACTCCATCATCGCAAAATGAATCAGCATAGGCTGAACATAGTCATTGACCAATGATAGATAGTTTCCTGTAAGCGTTCCCGCAATGATATCCGAAGAAATCTTATCGTAGAGCTTTGTGCCTAAATAGTTTTGGATATGGATTTGTTGGGCAATCTTGATGAATTGGATGAACTTATCAGTATCAACATTACCACCAAGTGCCGTGTTGCGGACGATATCCTCTCGTTTAATGAATAGAGCCGTTGCCATAATTATTTAGATATTCCGTGTTCTTGGGCGTATTCGGGGGTGTATCCTTGATAATCCATATCCTTTGGCTTGGTAGACACATCTCTTGGATTAGTTTGAATCTTCGCTCCCGCTCTCTTTGCGTTTGATACGCTTGTTTCTGCGTTTGGAGATTTTGCATCCACATCTGCCGAACCCTCTTTAGCCATAAAGACCTTACGCATCCAAAAATGGTTGCATCTCGCCCCTCCTTTGTATAGCCAAATGGAATATGTATCGCTACCTCCCTTACCAAATCCCGCATTAACGGCCTTGTTACCCATCTCAAGGATATCTTCCTTGCGGTAAACCTTCTTTGCGCCAATCATTTTCTTGCAGAACTCTCGTGAGTTGCTTCCCGCACTTTCGGGGGAATATCCATAGCGCACCTTGTAGGGTCTTCCAAAAGGAGTGACTCCATCTTGAGAGGATTTAGCATTTGGGAATGCCGTACCCGTAGAAGCGAAAGCAAAGAATTTCTCCATTTGAGCCTCTGCCTCATAGTCAACGGGTGCTTCCTCTACCAATTCCCATTCAGATTCGTCAATGACCTCACCTACCTCGTCCAAAAGATTGAACATATTGTCAAGTTGAGAATCGCTTACTTCTTGAGTTGATAGTTTGACTCCTGTTTCTTCTTCCATTGTTTCCTTATCAACTACAACACCCTCTTGGAACTCCAAAGGCTGAAGAGTCTTGAAATACAAATTCAAAGAAATGTCGTTATAAGCAAGAATCTTGTCCACCCCATCTAAAATGGTTTCTTGCATCGGACGAATGACCGTGTTGTCAAACAAGGTAGAGGCCGTCTTCAACTCCTCCGCATTGTTTCCCAATCCGCTTTGGTCTTTAATACCCAAAAGCATAGGAGAGGTCACTCGGTGAGCAACCATCAACTTACGCATTGACTCATCAGCCAAGAATTGGTATTGATCAGATGCATCGGAGAGTTGAACGGGCGTAATGTCCGCAGCCATCTCCTTGTTGTCATTGAAGGCAAGGATAAACTTACCCGCATTGCTCGTTCCGCTAAACTTCTCACCAATACGGCTCTCAATCAAATAACGCTCTTCCTCCGTTGGGACTCCGTTATTAAAGTTGATGAGCATTGAAGGACTCATTCCGTTCTTGATGTTGTTGAGGTGGTAGTTTGCTACCTCTTCTTCAAGCTCGGCATAAGGCAATCCCCCTTGATAGTCTACGGGAGAGTAGTAATAGAATCCCGCACGATAGGGACGGATGTACAAAATCTCAATTCCCTCTTGGCTAAATCCAAAAGCGGGAATGCGGATGGGGGTTTCTTTCTTGTTTTCTACTGCTCCCCAATCCTTTGCATAGTAGTAGGCTTCAACATCTCCCTCATCGTTGCATTTCTCGGCTCGTAGGCTCTCAACGGGCATATGGTAGACCTCCGTGACTTGTTGGTGGTCTTTAGAGTAGATGACTTGGAAGGCACATTGACCCATCATCTTGAAGTCTGCCGTTACCTTACGCATACAATCCTTTGAGAATAAGGACTTCATTTTAGCGTATTGGTCGGGCTTTTTAGAAGAGTCCGTAGCATCCAATCCTTTTCCGTAAATCAGTTCGGCAATGCCGTTGATGATGGCGTTGTTTGTTGCGCTTCCATTGTACCGATCAATCAGATATTGGAAGTAGTTGTTGCTATCGCCATAAGAAACCCATTCCTTGCCTCGTTGCTCCTTGACAACGGGCGTAGTGTAGGATGATAGGTTTACAAATCGGATGTTGCTCATAACAAGATAAATTCGTTATTGTAGGATTCCTCCTCCGTGTAGACATTTTGGTTGACAGTATACTTGTCGTATTCAGTTTGTGAAGTTACAAATACTCTATCCCGATAAATCAGCGTAGAGCCATCAAAAACCTTCAATCCATAGTATCGGCTATCAGTAAGTGAGAAAGTTCCTGTAAGGGTCATAAAACCATTCGCAGAGGCTACGCTAACCGAAGGCGTTGCCGTAGTGTTTTTAGATTCATCAATCAAATGCAAAGTCACACTCGCAGGAAAGGAGCGTGGTATAATCACAATGGATTGAGAAGATTCGGATACTTGTAAGATGTGCATCGTACCTAAATAACTCTAAAGTGAAAGTTTATTCCAAAAAGAAAGCCACCCGAAGGTGGCCTCTTGTATCTAATATATTTTTATTAGAGATTGTTTTGAATCCGTTGGATTGCTGAAATAGCAGATTCAAATGTATCACGGTTTGAAACAAATTGCTTTTCCCAACCGTTAAATTGACCCTCATCAACACCAAGTTCTTTAGCCATTGCTTGAGCCTTACGAGCATCAGCAACCGCCTTATCAGCAACTTTTTTAGCAGCAGAAATAGCATCAATAGCAGAATTCAACTGATTACTTGCTTTATCACGAGCAGTTTGAATTGTTGATTGGTAACCCTTGATGTCGCTCAAAGCACTAAATTCAACTTCCATCGGTTCTTCTTTAGCGGAGAACTTGTGTAGTTTATTGAATACGGATTGTTCGTGTTTCATTTTAGTCAACATTTGGGAGGTTGTTCATTGGTGTCAAAATGCTTTTAGTAGCATTAATCGCCTTATCAATTTCTTTATATTCTTGGATTTCATTTGGATCAAGACCAAGTTTTTCTACCTCGTTTTTAATCCTCAATTTAAATGTTTCCAAAGTGCCAATGCTTTCCTCTCCGTAAGTAATATCCTTTTGAATTTGCTCAAATATATTTTCATAAGCATAAAGTGCCGAAACGGCAGCATTCATTTGAGAATCCATCTTCTTTCGGATATTCAAATTCTGATCTAAAGCCTTTTGTAAATCACCAATAATGCTCAACTCAACCTTACGAGGCTCTTGAGAAGAGGTAAACTTATGGAGTTTGTTTAGGATATTTTGCATCTTGGTAAAGGGTTAGAAGGGGGCATAAGCCCCCCTCCGTTTAACACACCTATTAAGGATTGATCTGCGTTCCGCTTACGGTCACTCCCGCA